AAAGTAAGCTAGAGGAACTCCGAAAGCTTTAGCACAAGCTTCTTTCAGAGGCCCAGCAAATGAATGTTGATAGTAGTTCTTATATGTATCTTGGATATAAGCTGCTACTGTATCTTTACCTGAGCCTGCATGACCATGCAAGCCAATGAGTTTAACACCTGAGGTTACTGCGAGTTTCATGCTGCCACCTTAGCTTGCTTGAGTTTATCTTTTAATTCCTGTGCACGATCAAACAACTTACACAGATATTGCAACTGAGTAGATGTGTACATACCAAGATATTTGCGAGCTGCTTTATCTGACTGACCAACATCCAGTGCTCGCAAAGTTTGCGCACGATGATGAGTCAGAAGATAGCGAACAGGTTTGATATAGATTGCATTTCCGTGTGTCATGATTACTTAATTCCTTGTTTGAGTTTCTGAAGTGCTGAGAGAGAATTAGTTGCAGGAGTAGAAGCTGTCACCGGATTGTGGGCTTTGATTTCTCCTTTGAAGATTGGAATAAGACTGGCTTCGGCATTGGTTTCCAGTGTTGCTCCAGTTCTAGAACCAGTAAGGATATTACCGTTGTAAAGAGTACTAGATGCAGCAATGTGCTTCTTATTCTTAACTTCTGTATAGATGACCTCATCGAAATACTTAGCTGTATTCCGTGAAAAAGCACGAGTCCCAGCAGTAGGTACAAGCTTAGTCTTTCCATCTTCCATCTCCGCCTCAGTTTCGTGAGAGATACAGACAATGTTAAAGGATGCTTGCTGTACATGGGACAGGAAAGTATCCATCAGTTTACCTAGATTACCCCAATCGTCGTAGTTAAGTTTGTAATCTTCCGGCTGATTCTTAGTGATATGCGAGATTGCAGAGTTTGTGAGTTGGGTAAGTGAGTCAACAACCACAATAGAAGTGAGAGGGAGAGTACTGAGTTCCACAGTAGTGAACGAACCAGACTCTTTCTTGCATAATGCGCAGCCAACTTTGCCGTGTTTATCGCAGATCTCTGTCTTGCCGCCTTTAATAACTTTGAGCATTGTTTCGATTGCAATTGGATAGCTCCTTGTATCTGGCAGAGAGATAACTTCAATGCGTTCTTGCTGAGAGGTAGGAAGTTTGAGGAGAGTATCTACACCATTCTCAAGATCAAACCAGATAAGATCAAACTCACGAGAGAGTTCACCAGCAAGCTGAGTCTTACCAGATTTAGGCGCACCAAAGAGAAGGGCACGATGTGATTTAGATGCTGATTTCTGAGAGAGTTTCATTGGTCAATTCCTTCTAGAAGTTGATAAAATTTTTGTCTTATATAAGAAGGCCCTTGTTTTAACTCAGAGTCTGAAACATTTTGTATGGCTCGTTTTAGATCTCTAATAAGGCTGCGTCTTCCCATTTTAATAAGATTACGCTGAGCTAAAAAAGCTTCTTCAGAAAGGCCTGTTGCCATTAATACTTGTTTGTGAGTATCATAGTCAATCATAGTTCTGCCTTTGCAAGTTGTGTGTCGAGAAGATTCTCAAGTGTCAGTGTAATCTGGTAATCAGTTTTATCTTCTTGATCTGGAGTACAGGGCTTGGTGAGGTATTGTGTAGAGAGTTGGCAAGTGTTAAGATACTCGCACTCTCGGAAGAAACTATAACAACTCTCACCTCTCATTGGGTATACTTCCGCTTCTTCATACATCTTAATTGTTTCAATATCAAGAAGTAACTCCCGTATCCATAATGCTCGCTGGAGATAAGTTTTCTGAAACGGGATAGGTACATAGTCACCACTCTTTGTATTGTAGATCAGATAGAGGACTTCATAGCTAGATAGTTCAGGGAAAATAGCATCAAGCACAATGCTGTAACCAATAGCTTGAGCCGAGTTTTTATAAGTTGCAGGATTGATTGTAGCTGATCCCGTTGTTTTGCACTCAAGAACAACGACCTTACCAGTCTCTTTATGGCGTAGAACTGCGTCCACAAATCCACGCAAGCGAAAGCCATCAGGAAAATTGATAGCAAAGCTAAGCTCACAGGCAGGTTTTCCATTGTAATATACCAGTTCATAATCTTTCAGAAATCCACCAGCTCGCAGAGCTAGGAATCTTTTCAGTGCAATAACAGCACCCCAGAAATCTTTATTTAGCTTTGGATCTTCATAGAAAAGATCTGTATGCCAACCAAGAAACATCTTCCAGATTATTTCCGACTCGCTTTTATTCTCAAGAGCAAGTTGGATACCTTCTCCGACGATGTGACCGTAGGCAAAGGTAACTTGGGACTTGATACTTTCTTCGGTGCGATGGGTTGTTCGTAGTCGATAGAGTTGAAACTTTCTCGGGCAGCTATGTAGCGTGAGAAGTGAGCTATAGGAAAGCTGGCGAATCCTATAATCAATTGTCCCTTCATATCCGGGTTCTTGCCAAGATACTCCAGAAGCTGCAACTGATCCTCCATACTCATCTTCGCTAGTATCTGTGAATACTCCCACATCAGATACAGATGAGTCGAGGAAATCGTCAATGGTAGACATGAATTTATTTCCTGAATTAATGGTTGATGAATAAGTCTATCTGGGTTGACATGAATGTTTGTGTCTTTACAAATAGAAATAGGCTCACAATGGAGCCATTTTACTAGAGTGTGAAAGTTTCTTGGATGTTGGCGCCCAGCGAGACAAGCTACAAACACCCGAGCTGTCAACTCAGAAAGCATCTACGCCAAGAGATTTAATCTTAGCAGTTACAGACTTAGCTGCCGCTGGTTTAGAGACAGCAGCTGCGAAAGCAGTATTAGTCTGTACTTGCAAGCCACTAACAATAGTGGAAATCTCTTCCTCAGATAAGAGGGTAACTTGTTCAGGATATTGGCGGATAGTTGTATGAATCTCTCGCAGTAGAGTAGGCATACGAGGATGCTTATCTAGGATAGCTTGAGAGAGGTCAGCAACTTTCTCTTTCAGAGCAAAGCCTTCATTAACTTCTGACATTAGATCAACTCCTTAATCTTTGTTTGTGCATCTTCAAGAGTTTTAAAAACTCCGATATAGGTTTTTGTTTTAAGGTCAAGATTTTTTCTGTATACTTTATATCTCTTAGTTTTCATATCAAAAGATATTACATAACTAATAGTATGCTGGCGTTCGCGCTTATTTAAAGCTTGTTCTACAGGTGTAGCCCATCGACAGTTATCTTTACTGTAGTTCTTATTGACATCTATCCTATCTAGAGATAGGTCAAATGTACTAGGCAATCCCATATCTTTTAGGAAAGCTTCATATCCTATCTTACCTGTTAAGTTCCAGATACCTTCAACTTTAATACCTCGTCCACCATAATTTGCATAGTCATCTGACAGAGCATTATAACAGCGAGTATGCATATTATAGAAAGCTCTATAAACAATTATATGCTTATCAGATTTAGAGGCGTAAGATGGAACTATCATATTAAACTCTTTGCTTTGCAGATCCATTCAGATGCCATGATAAAATCAGTACCTTGAGTAGATGGGTCAGTAAACTTCTGTGCAATCTGCGAGAGAGGAAACCAGTGAGTTTCTGTATCATCCATAGGTACACCGTTGATAGATTCAACATCCATATAAACTGCTTTGTCAGATTCTCGAAGAATTGTACCTTTCAGTTTATAAGTTGGGTCAGTTGGTCGCATTGCCATTATATATCCTTTACTGTGATTGGAGAGGCTGGATGAAATGTGAGTTTAAATGTGATGATAGAACCAGAAGTAGAGACATGAAGTTTAGCATAGAGAGGATCACACTGGAGTTTGAATCCAAGATCTTTCCACTTTTCTTTAGTCACTGCCTTGATAATTCTAGGGTGAAGTAACCTATTAGCAGTTATAGAAACTGCCTTGTCAACTTTGAGTTTGTTCCAGATAGGTTCGTATTCACGCATAGAAAAGATCACTAGATTTCTGCATTGACATTCCCTTGTTAGCAGAAGGAGTCTCAAGCCCAACAGTTTAGAAAAAACTGCCAAGTTTTGGGTAAGGGAAGTTACCAGCTAGTGATCTTATCTATAGGCAAAGATAAAGAGCAGTTTTACATCATGCTCGG